AGCACCAGCTTCAGTGCTCGGCGCCTCTGGGGAGGGTAGAAGTCGGTCAGCTCCTCGAGCAGCGCGGTGGTGGCCGCGTCGATGGCGTCACCGGCCAGGGCGTCCTCGAAGTCCGCCTGTGCGACGTTCAGCTCGAGGGCCCTGGGCTGGACCACCGCCCAGAGCACGTCTGCCAGCAGGATGGCGTCCGAGGCCAGCCGGGCGAAGACGCTGCTCTCGGCGGCATCCTTGCCCTTTCCTGCGGCGTCGTCGAGCAGGTCCACCTTGGCCAGGTCGCGCACGCGCTTGACCGTCGAAACCGTGACCGTGACCGGCCAATCCCGGCCACGGTTGTCCTTGAACGTCCTCATGCGGGCGCCTCGACGTTCAGAGCGCCATCCAGCGTCAGCGACACCGGGCAGGTCATCCCGTCCTCGAGCGGCTGGTCGAATCCGAATTTTGTCATGACCCAGTCACCGTAGTACCCGTACCCCGTCGCGGCGTCCGTGAACTTGAACGCGGTCGTGGTGCCGGCGAGCGCCGCTGTCTGGAGCGCGGCCTGGCTCGCGTTCGTGCCGTCCCAGAGGAGGCTGAACTCAGCGGTCGCGCCCTTGATGCCGGCCTTGACCTGCTTCCACGCCGAAGCCCGCGAGGTGCCCTCCACCGCGTTGATCTCGATGGATACGCTGACGTCCTGGATCGCCGTGATCTCCGTGGCCGCCTCGGCACCGGCAGTGCCGTAGTAGCTCTTCCCGTTCAGACCGATGTGCATGGTGTTCGCCATGTCATGCTCTCCTTAGCGTTTACCTGATAGATGATGCCCAGAAGTCTGCGAGCTTGTCCTGCCCCCGCTCGAGCGCCGGCCCCATGAACGGGCGGTCCGGGTACATGTCGCCGCGGAAGTTCCCGCCGAACTCGTGCGCAATGCCCGAGATCCCAACGACCTCAGCCGAGGGTCCGATGACGGCAACCTGGCGCGAGTTCTCGACCTCGTACCTGATGGCGCGCCGCATCGCCCCGCGTCGCGTTCGCGGCGGTTGCCCCGGCGGTGAGGCCTTCTTCGACTTGATGATGGTGGCCCGCGCCAGCCGCATCACGAACGCACCAGCGTCCGCGAGCGAGCGAATCGAGGCGAAGCGAGCGTCTGCCAGGATTCTGTCCCAGCGCTGCTGGACGATTCGAGCGCGAATCCGGATCACGCCGTCACCCGCCTCTGTGCCTTGAACAGCAGGCCCACAACCCCGGTGAACTGCCCCCAGCGGTCGAGATGCTCGTATGAGTAGGCCGGCGCGTTGACTGCCCCCACCCAGCAGATGTCGGTGTCCGGCAGAATCTCGAGTCCGGCGAAGTGATTGACAATCTCCTCGAGCAGGTCCGATAGCGGGTCGAGCAGCTCGTTGGTGTCAGCCTCCGGCTTGAGCTGCACGCCCACGTCAACCCGCAGCTCGTACCGCCGCACCCCGCGGGCCGGCGTGGTGATCGTGATCTGAGCCCCGGCCACCGTGACATGCAGCGTTCCCATGTCCTCGAGCTGGTACACCGGCCGGTACTTGCGGACAGCAGTGAACGCCAGCGAGAAGGTGCCCGCGTTGAGCGCCGTCTCAACCGCCGTAGCCGCCTCGACCAATACGTTCATGTCCTCTGCACCAGCTTCGTGTGGATTCGGAGCGCCAGCCGCCCCGGGTCCGAGTACCTGTAGTGCGGCTCCATCTGGTCCGGCGTACCGCTGCCGATCGACCCCGGTATCCGCACCTCGTAGATGTAGGTCGTGCTCCCGTCAACCTCGTGGATCTTGTCTCCGACCTCGGGGAGCCGCTGCGTTCCTCCCAGCACCAGATCCTCAGCCCTGATGAGGTAGTCTCGCGACTCCGACTGCTGGGAGATGCCGCTCTCCGAGGTGATGTCGAACGGCGTCCGGCCCACCGTGGCGCGCAGCGTCACTGACTGCGCGCCACGGTGGTAGGTGACCTCCGTCGACATGTGGTCGTGGCGCTGGCCCGCAAGCCAGGCCAGACCGTCTCGGAGGAGGTCAGTCATCAGGAGCCCTGGGGCTGCAGCCGCACATAGACGTAGGTCGCCGCCGCGGTGGCCGCGTAGGCCGCCACGCCCGCGATGATGTTCGCGCCGCCGTCCGAGCTGTCGGTGGCGAGCTGCTCCGACTCGTCGAAGTACACATGCTCGCCCTGCGTGAAAGCGTGGGCGCCGCCGGTCTTGAGCATCTTGAAGACGCCCTCGACGGCCAGAGCCCCTCGCTCGCCAGCCTCGATGCTGTGCTTGGTGATGCCGAGGACCGACCCGATGACGACGCCGACGCCAACGGCCACGGCAGAAACCGGGGTGTAGTCCAGAACGCCGCTCTCCTGGTAGAACTCGATCATTTCGATTGCTCCTTACTGGTCGCGTTGTTGCGCGGGGCCCGGCCACTCTCGACCGGAGCCCCGCTACTTGTTCAGTCCGTCAGGCTCAGGCCGCCGCGCCCTTGTTCTTGACGCCAGCCCGATGCTCGGTCTTGGCAACGCCCACGTCGAAGAAGCCGCGAGCCTGGATTCCGAGGCTGTTGAAGTCGGCCTCGGCGGTCTCCACGGTGGGCGTTTCGACCCCGTTGAGGAACACGACTTCCATCGTGGCCAGGTCCGCCGGGTTCGCCAGCAGGTAGAACGCCGTCGTGCTGTAGCCCGGGATGGTGCTGTCCGACAGGTCGCTCGAGACGACCGGCTCGAACTTGCCAGACCACGGGTTGAAGGTCGGGTACTTCGTGCTCGCCGTCGTGTCCCGAATTTCGGTGCTGTTCTTGAGCTGAAGCGCCGTGACCTCCAGCTCGGGCGGGAACAGCAGGATCGCCGGCGAGATGCCGAGCTTCTGTCCGTCCGGGTCCACCTGCTGGCGGAACTTCAGGAACGTGGCGGACAGACCGTCGACGCCCATGACGTTGTTCGCGCCGGTCACATAGTTGTTGTGATCCGTCGAGAAGAACTGGAACCCGTCGCCGCCGACTGCGGTGCTCAGGAACTCGGTCCAGAACAGCTCCTTGAGCGCGATCGCGGCGCCGCGACCCAGCCGGGCCGGAGCGTCGGTCAGCGCCTTGACGCTGTCGTTGATGATGTCCTCGCGGGTGATCGAGAGCATGCGGGCGTAGGTCCGCGCGCGGTTCGTGTAGCTCTCGTCGGCCAGCGTGCCGTGCTTGATCATGCCGTCCGAGCCGACCTGCAGGAACTTGAGGGCCCCGGTCAGCCGGACGCCCGTGACGGTCTTGAGGTCCGTCACGTTGCTCTTGGTGCAGATGCGCTCCCAGGACTTCTCGACCCCGTTGAACGCGGTCAGCAGCCGCATGTTGGCCGTGTTCGAGAGCACGGTCCCGATGTTCAGCGTGGAGAAGCCGGCCTCGATGCGAGTCGGGAACGCGTAGTGCAGGACTTCGGAGAGGTTGCCGGCGGTGATGCGGTACTCGTGGCCGTTGTAGCCGTTGAGTCTGGCGGTCTCCAGCAGCGCGGCCTGGATGCCGAAGCTGGTCCCGAACTGCTTGCGCGCGGCCTTGAGCGTCTTCTCGTCGAAGCGGGCCTCGAGATTCGGAACGCCCATCGCGCTCGAGAACGCGGCCTCGATCAGGTTGCCGCGGTCGGCGCTGGTGTTCGCTGTGTTGATGCCGGACGGGCGACCAGCTCGCATCGCCTTCAGGACGCTGGCCCGGACGTCGTCGACCGTGGTCTCGGACGCCATCGCGGCGGCCTCGATCTCCGGGTACTCACCCGCGCAAACCGCGCGGATGCCGGCAACGCGCTCGCGCTCGGCCTTCACGACCAGGGCCGCGGCTGCGGCGATGTCGGGCTGCTCGGAGCGGGCCTCGATCTTGTTCTCGACGCGAGGCGCCAGGACCGGCGCGCTGGCCTTGATCTCGGCATCGTACTGGGCCTGAAGAACCGTCAGCTCTTCGGCCGTCTTCTCGGAGGCGTCGATGCCCTTTGCCTCCAGCCACTGCTTGAACCTCATCGATCTGCCTCCGGCCGAAGCCGCTATATGACACGCGTGGACTTTCAAACTGGACCCGGCGTCCGCGCCGACCGGGATAACCGTCACCTCGTTCAGAATCGACTTGCTGACCAGATCGAACGGGCCTTCGTGAACGGCACCGTTGACCTTGCGACTCTCGCCGGCCTTCACTTCCTCGATCTTGAGTGCGGTGATTCCGACCGAGAGCTGCCACTTCCCGTTCTTCCCCTGGACCCTGATCGCCTTCGCTGCATCGGTGGGCGCGTCGATCTGCCCGTCAACGAAGATCGAGCCGTCGATGTGCTGTGAAGCCACGTCCCCGAGCTTGAACTCAGGGAGGTTCCGATGACCGGACAGAAGCGGGACCGACTTCGGCCGCTTCATCCCTGCAGAGTTGAACACCATCGGCCATCCGATGTTGCCGGGTACGACCTTCGCCCCCGTGTACGCCTCGCCCGTGACGCGGGCAACGTCGCCGTTGTCAGCAGTGGCAGAGGCCAGGATCATCATGCCACCCATCAGTGGACCGCCTCCTCTGGAATCTCTTCGTCGGGGTCAATGGGAGGCGTCGCGCCCGGGGCCGGCTTCGGAACGGCAGGAGTGACCGGCAGCAGGTTCCTGGCCGCGAGCTTCTCGCGCTCGATGCCGCGCTGTTCGATGACCTGCTCCCAGTCCTCCCCTTGAGCCGCGCACTCGCGCTTCAGCGTCGTAACGCCAGAGTCGATCCTGATCTGCTGCGCGGTCGCTTCTTTCACCGGGTCAACGTGCTCATCCCCCGGCCAGTACCACTCGTGATCGACTGCCAGGAATTGCCGAGTGGCCAGCATGTACATCCAGATCCAAGCGGCGAAGATCGCGTCAAGGACTACAGTCTCGAAGTCCGAGCGGTCGACGTCGATGCTCTTGAAGTAGGTCTTGTGATCGAGGCGACCGCTCGCGTAGTTGTAGCGAGACGAGTCGCAAGCCGCGATGTTGTACGGCATGTTCACCGGCCGGCCCATGTCGGAAACCATGTTCCGGTTGAACTCCTCGAACATCAGGTTCGGGTGCTCGGCCTTCACCTGGCCGAGCTTCCAGCCGGCCGGCAAAGTGGTGGCGACGTTCGACTCCAGATCGACCGTCTCCATCGGGTTGGTGGCGACAGCCTCACCGTCTGGCGGCGAGTCGGTGTACGTCACCATCGCGATCTGCGCCGCAGTCTCGGCCGCCCTCAGCGTGGCCTCGCGGAAGCGCCGCAGGATGCTGCCGATCGTGAGGCTCGACATGATGCGCGGGATGCCGCGATGCTGCCCAGGCCGGTCAGCCGAGAACAGATGGATCATGTCTGCGGCCTTGACCGTCTCGTAATCGTCGGAAGCGAAGACGCTGAAGCCAGAGCTTCCCGGATGCTCCCTCGCCACCGAGTAACTCAGCGGGTTCCCGTAGGCGTCGAGCGTGATGCCGTCCAGTAGCGCGCTGTTCGGCCCGGTCAGGCTGAACGCCGAGAGGGGCGAGGCAACCTGCTCGGCCTCCACCAGCCGCAGATCCAGCTTGACGACGTGATCCAGGTTGGGGTTGTCGATCTTGATCGCGAACGCCTCGCCGTCGACGGACCACGCCCGGCTCATCGTGCGGAGCTTGCGAGCTAGTCCGACCTTGCGAGCCCACGACTCCCAGGACCGCTCCACGTCGGACGCCTTCGCCTTGTCCAGCAGCTGCAGCCGCGGGCCAGTCCCTACCGTGTCGTTAGCCAGCGTCGAGACGATCCCGTACAGGAAGCTGTTGTTGGCGACCTCGTACCTGGCTCGGTTGCGAAGCGCAAGGCGCACAGACGGGCTGTTGGCCGAATCCACCGACAGCGAGTCGGCGTTTCCCCAGTGCTTTCGGTTTCCGTCCGTCGTCTGCGCGGCGTCGTATCTCGCCGCAACGCTCCCAAAGCCGAGCGCGCGACCAAGCCGCCCGAGGAGCCCCCGGAGCCCGGCTGTTGCCTGTCGTCTGGCTGCTGCCATCAGATCGAGCCTGGCGGTACGATCTTGGCTGTGAGCCCGATGTGCCCGATCCCTGCACACAGCGAGCCCTTGGACCGCTGGTACTTGTCGACCTTGATCAGCTGGTCAAGGTCCGGCTGCTCGACTTCGCCAGCGTCCCCCCGGACGCGCTTCGGGCCTAGTGCCGCCTCATTGAGCTTATCTTCGACATTATCGGCCATCTACCAAACAATACGATGGCAGAGAGCCAAAAGACAAGACGGGTCCGAAATGGCGTCAGACCTGACACGAAACCAGAAGAATCACGGCAGAACTGACGTGATTTTCTGGCGTGATTCTGAAATCGAGGCAGACCCTACAGGCTCGCCTGGCGCTTTGCTCGGCGTTCCTGTTGGAGCGCGGCCATCGAAATCGGAGCGGCCCTCGGCTTTCCGGCCGCCTTCGCGCTCGTCTCGGACAGCGCACACCCGAGCATGCTGGCGGCGGCGGCGTTCCCCACGAGGCAGTCCCACCAGTGATTCTCCTTCGTGTCGGCCCGCGGCGCCCACTCGTTGACCGTGTGCCCGTTCGCCTCAACGCGAGTGCTGTACTCCGCCGTCAGGTGCTGGGCCAGCAGCTTGTGAGCGCGCGGGTCTTTCCCCCACAACGTCAAGCTCCCACGGTCGCCGGCCTTCACCGAAAGCCGCTGCGCTACGAACGACTTCCAGTAGTTCACGTCAACCACGACGCAAGGGATCGCCCGCTTGCCTCGCGTGTTCGGCTGGCGCCAGTGGTGCCCGACGCGGTCGCCGTGCTGCTTCTTGTACTCGTCCATTGGCTTGCTCGCGGCCCGGATCGAAGCTCCGCGGCTCGGCCGCAGAACGGCAGCGTTCGCGCTCGCCCTACAAAAGGCGTAGACCACGTCCGGCTTCCAGCCAGAGTCGATGAGCCCTTGCCCGATGCGCTGGATGCCCCCGCCTTCCTTCCTGAACTCGCGGGAGTAGAGCCAAGCGTCGAGCGCGTCGAGCCCGGCCCGTACCGCGCCCTCCTGCGCCGCGCCCTTCACGAGCTGCATCAACGTCGGCTTCGCGTCGGCCAGCGTGAAGTGGTCGCGCTTCTGGTCCGGGTGCGTCCCGTAGTCGATGACGAACCCTGTGAAGTCCGGCCGCCACGCAACGACGCACCAGAACAGCAAGGACGCATGGCAGTCCGTGAACGCCGTCAGGTAGTCGCACCCGATCGGGACCACGCCGCGAGGATGCCCGTTCACTCGCTGGCACAGCTCGTCAACGTCGAGCTTGTCCTCGGACTCGATCTCCGATTCCGGCAGCGGCTCGTTCTGGTACTCGGCCCAGAAAGCGCGCTCGTCCTGAAAGCGGATGTTCATCGCGTGCTGGAGCGCCGACAGCTCGTCCGGGTTGAACCGCTCGGGCCAGGCCACCCGAGCCCCGGCGTCCATCGCTTCCCGGTGCGCCGCGTAGAACGCCGTGGCGTCGCGGATGTCGTGATGCTCTCGCAGGCTGTTGGCCCGCTTCTCGGCGTACTCCTCCCAGAGCTTCGTAGCGGTCGGGAACTCGTAAACGAGCTTCGTCCGCCGACCGTTCCACTCCGGGTGCTCCTGCTGGTCGAGGAACACATCGGCCAGGTCGCCGGGGCGGATTACCGTCACGAGCATGATCGCCGCGATCTTCTCCCCCGGGCCGGCGAGCCCCAGCACCGCGCCCGTTACGAGCCGCTCCCGGCTGGCGCACTGAGTCAAGCTCCGCGCGCTCTCGTCGGTCTGCGGGTCGTCGATGATGACCAGATCCGGCCGGGCCGTGCTGCCGTCCGACCGCTTGTGCTTCATCCCGCGAATGCGGCCAGTCAGCCCAGCGACCCGCAGGATCACGCCCGAGGCCGCGGAGCCCTCGATCGTCGGCAGCACGATCTTGGTCGCCGTCCAGGTGATGTGTGTCCGCAGGCCATCATGCGTCTGCCCACTGCACCGATTGGCGATCCCCTCCAGTTTTCGGATCGGAAAACAGACCTCGGGGAAGTCCTCGAGTAGCAGATCGTTTCCCTCCAGCTCGGCCTTCACGCTCTCGAGGGACTCTACTGCGTGAGCCTCCGTAGGCCCGATCACCGGCACGAAGCGACGATGCCCGTAGAGCCCGGCCCACAAGCTCCCATCCTCGGCCAGCGAGCTTTTCCCATTCCCTCGAGGCATGGCCAGCGACATGAGCCCGCCGTGCAGCGCAACCCGCTCGATATCAGCGATGGCGTCCAGATGGTCAGGTGACCAGTTCCGCGTGAACGTCATCGCGTGGTAGGTCTCGAGGTACATCCGCAGGTTGAGACGGCACGCCTCGCGCCGGGCTGGGTCGACGACGGCCGGCAGGTCGCCAATCTCGCGCCCCGCCTGCGACAGCTCACGAGACTTCCGGGCAGCGTCGGCCTTCTTCGTGGCGTAGCCAGCGGCTTGCTCCTCCGCTATCGTCGGACGCCCTGGGCGGACGGCTTGACCGGCGGGCTTCGGCCGGTTCTTCGAGCCGGGCGGACGGCCGCGGCGGCGGGGATTCGGATCAGCGGTCACGGCTTACACCGCCTGTTCGTCTTCCTAGCCTTACGCTCCGACCTGTACGTCTTGATCATCTCCAGCACGGCTTTCTTGTCAGTACGCGAGCGCATCCGGTCTTTCATGGAGATCAGCCAGTCCATTGCTTCGTTGGTGGGGCCGGCTCTAGTGATGTAGCGCTCGATCAAGCGCACATCGCTCATGCGCCCGAGCCACATCTCAGGCATCCACTCACGAAGGCATACCCGTAACAGCGCAGTCTTCAGTGCTTCGACCGAGCGCTCAAGCCGGATAATCTTGCGCTCGAGCGCTTGGCTCTTCCCTCCTGAGTGGAACGGCCGGGGCCCAGGCATGGCATCCTCTGGCCTCAAGTCTGGGTTTGGCACATGCGGAGTCCTGCAGCCGTTCATGCAGCAATACACGCAGCCGAGCGTCTTGATCGCAAAGTCCGGCGGACAGACGACGTGACACCAGCAGTTGCAGCGCGGCGCGTCAGCGGTCATGGAGCCCTCCGCCCGTCTCGGCCTGGCGACGCTGCCACTCGAGCACGGCCTTTCTGGCCTCCAGCCGCATTCTCTCGCCGGCGGCTCGACCGCATCGCTGCATGGCCATGCACAGGCGCCGCGTCTCGCGCCACCAATCCTCACCGAAGAAGGCACGCTCTTGCTTGCGTCGCCTGGCCATGGCCTGCTCGTGCCTGTGCCGGCGGAGGCGATAGGCCCGAACCTCAGGATCTTCTCTCATGGCTCGCTCCTAATTTGGACGACAAGACTCTCACGCAACTCGGCCCGATCAGCCAGTTGGTGAAACCGCTCGGCAACAGAGAGCCATTCGCCGATTTGCACCGGGCCAACACCAGACAGAAGCGCGCGGCTCGCCTCTGCCTCACCGAGATATGCTCGATTCCGCAGCTCTTGAGCGGTCATGCGGAACCGTCCTCGCCTGCGGCGGGTGGGGTGAGCAGGTCGCCGGGCTTGTAAACGGCGCGGAAGTCTTTGCACGGGTTGAAATAGCAGATCCAGACCTCGCGCTCACGCTCGTACTCCATCGGCCAGCCTTTGCACTTGGGGCACATGGGCGGCGGCGGTGCAACTGGAGGGGTTGATAGGGCGGCATCGATGGCCTTCATCGCGTCCGACATTTCCTTCGGGACACTGAAGTAGTCTGCGTTCCAGAGTGCGTCATCTTTCCAGGCGGAAAGTGCGCGGATCGCCGCCTCTCTGACGGTGGTCGCGGTGGGTTTGTTCACGGTCGGTCCTCCTCGTCTACGGCTGGTCAGTGGTCGTCGGATGCGCTCCACCAGTTCAGCGAGTCG